GGTACGAATCGCCGCGCGGCCCATCAGCTTCGGAAGCTTGGTGAAGGTATTCAGATCGTCGTTGATGATCGTCTGGCGGGTGATGTTAAACATCTTGCCGTAGGTAGCCAGCTGCACCGTCTCGCCGCGTTCGCCGATCTCGGCGTACCGGTATTCGCCGCCGTCCTGGATGCGATCCAGCGTCGGAAAGGTATTCATGTCGAGGCGCATGCCAGGCTTGAAGTCGCCCAGGCTGCCGGGCGTGGTCCACAGCTGGAAGGTCTCTTCCGCTTCCTCGTAGCCCTTCATCATCGATTTGTTGGCGACGTTCGACAGCAGCAGAGGGAAGTCCGAGCTGGTGTGGGTGAAAGCGGCCGCAACTATTTCCATCTTGCCCAGGCCGCGCATGTTGATGCCGGCGTGGACCAGGCACTCGCGCGCCAGGTCCATCACGGAGAAGCCGCGGTAGTTGTTCGCCGCATCGTCCTTGGCGATATTCGCACGGGCCAGCATCGAGGCCTGGGCGCCGGCGCGGAATTTGTCGCGCTCGTCTTCCATGGTGACGATGCGGCTGCCAGCGACAGGGGTTGCTCCGCTGCCCAGGTGGGCCAGCAGCTTCTGGTTCGCCTGTTCCAGGGTGCAGTCGTGATCGTCGGCGCAGGTCCCCATCAGGGCCGACACGCCGGTCGTACCGGTAAAAGCGGCGAACGCAGCTGCGATGCTCGAGCGGCGGGCCTTATCAGCTTCCAGTGCAGCTTTGGCTGCAGCTTTAGCAGCCGCCTTCTTTTCTTCTTCCGTCATGGTGTGGATCTCTTTCTGTGGTAGTTGAGTCGCGGCAGCTGCCGCCTGGGTGGTTGGCTGCGGGAACGACTGATACCGCGCCTTGATGGAATCTTTAAGTTGTGCCGAAGCAGCGAGAGGCAGGGCCGAGATCACGGCATCGACGAGCTTGGCCTCCAGCGCCTGCTCGGCCGTGTACCAGTGGTCCTTGCCGTCCATCAGCAGCGCAAGAATCTCGTCCTTATCGCCGCCGGTTTTGGCCGCATAGCTCGTCGCCATAGCTGCAGCCCAGGTGTCGAGCATGTCAGCCTGGTCGCGAAGCTCTACGCTATTGCCTGCCGTGTAGCCGAGCCAGGGGGCATGCAGCATGATCGTTGCGTTCTCAGCGATCTCGACCCGGTCGCCTGCCATAGCGATCAGGCTGGAAATCGATGCAGCGATACTGTCAATCACAACGGTGACAAAAGCCTTGTGCCGCTTGATCGCGTTATAGATCGCAATGCCATCGGTGACGGAGCCGCCGTAGCTGGCAATACGCACAGTCATGTCTTCGACATCCAGAGCGCCTACTTCGCGCACGAACTCGTTTGCCGCGATGGTGTCGCCATACCAGCTCTCGCCGATGTCGCCGTAGATCAGAACTTCGGCCGCGGCTGCCTGGGCGGCGCCCGCGGCGTTCGCTGGTCGAGCTGCCTTCGCACGGATGGTGTACCAACTCATCGTCAGGTCCTTGTCGAATACTGTTGTTTGAAGGCTGTAGTGTGTTTGTCTGGGAGTCTCATTTCTAGGGAGAAATGAGACTATTTTTTCCAGCTAGCACTGACGAAAAAAGCCGCCTGCAGGCGGTTTCATGGAAAGGGTCAATCAGGGTTGTCCGGATCTGGCTTCTCGTCCTTCGGCGGCGGCGCAGCAGGGGCGCCCTTGTCCTTGTTGGCGAAGTCCGAGGCGAACACCAAGCCCTTTTTGCGACACTCTTCCCGGTGCGCCTGGATCTGCTCGAGCACGTCGCGCGGGTTTCCGCCGCGCTTGCGAATGACTTCAACTTCGCTCGCGAATCCGTCCTCGACCAGGGAGTGCCAGGCAAGCGCCTCCTTCAGCGGATCGATCCACGGCATCGACTGCCCAACGAACAATGCGTCATCAGCGGTTTCGGGATCGACGTCGCGCGGGATCGGCGCTACCCCGGAAAGGTTCGCCGCCTGGACGAAGTCGCTCCACGACGGCTCCACAAACTGGCCTACGAATTCGTCACACAGCACCGCGTAGTTGATCCACTGTTCGACCAGCTCCTGCCGCTGCGACGAATAGGTGCCGCTGTAGTCGCGCGCGATGCTCGAGTAGCTGCCACCCAAGCCGGCGGCAACCGCGCGCAGCTGGCCCTGGCGGAAGGTCACCAGGTTGGGGTTAGGCCGGTTGGAGTCGATCATGCCGATCTCCTCGCCCACACCCAGCGAATCGATGATCATGCCAGGCGAGAAATGCAGCTCGCGCGGCTTGCCGGGCGTCCCATCGGCATTGAGTGAAAAATCTTCCGGCGAGCCGCGTTTCACATATGCGGTGAGGCTGGCTGCTACCTTGGCTGCCACGCGCTCGGACTCCTCGTAGTCCTTGATGTCTTCGAGCCGGGTGATCACGCTGGCGAATTCCGAGACGCCGCGCATCTGCCCGATGCGGTCGACCGAGGCAATGTGGTGCATGCGGCTCGCCTCGATCCGTTTCATATCGTAGCCGCGCTTCGTGAACGACTCGCCCGGGAAATCTTTGTATGCCCAGTAGGCGATCGGCTTGCCCCAGGTGTTGCGCTCGATACCCTGTTGGATGCCGCGGCCGGGATCGTGGTAATCCAGGGGTATCACGTCGGGCTCGAACAGCTCCAGGGAATACGGCACCTTCGTGCCATGGTCGAGAAACGGCACTGTGCCGATGATCCGCTGCGCGAAGCACTCGCCGTCCCGGATCCACGTCTTGCACACCAGGCGCTGCACTTTGTTCCAGGTATGCTTCTGTGTGACCTCCGGTTTTTTCGTCCAGTCACGGTAGGCCTTGCGAAGGGCAGCCGCGTATTCCTCGTGAATGCTGCCGTCTTTCCGCCGGGGCTGCGGCTCGATGCCGATCCCGTTCGGCCCGACGACGTTGTTGATCAGCACGCGCAAGGCGCCGCGTGCGATGTCGTGGTTCTGCTCGAGGTGGCGGGCCAGGCCGCGCAGGGCCACGGCGCCCTGCTGCACCTGGGCATTCGGTGGACGCCCATCCTTGGCGCCCTTGCGGTTGCGAGACGGCTTGGCCGCCTCGTACTGGTTCAGCACGTTGCGTGCGGCAAGGCGGCGGACGCCAGCTGCAGGCGAAAAGAACGAGACGATGTGGTCGACCGCGTTGAGCCGGATCTTCGACTTCGCTTCCATGATCATTCCTGGTTGAAGCTGGCCACCGAGAACGGCATGCCGCCGATGGTAGGACGACACACTGCTCGGCCTGTTTGCAGGGACACCTTCTGCTCCCATTCCTTACGACCGGCACGGATCTGCTCGAGGTTTTCCATGCTCATCGACCGGCCCTGGAACGTGATGGTTTTGCCCGCAAGGACGTCGATCTCTGCCTGAAGATACTTGGCGAGCATTGCGGCTGGTGTGACTGGTAACGACGACATGGAGACCCCCGGTGAAATGGAGGCCCAACACTACCGGCGGGTGCGTCTCATTTCTAGGGAGAAATGAGACACTGAAAAGGCGATTCGGTTATCTGCAGCCTCATGCGCACGAAATGCTTGAAATAATGGCATCTACCCCCACAATCCATTGACCAGCAAATTTTGCTGTTATGAAACTAAATTGAGGGGTGTACTGATGGCTAACTTATTGCTGCACGGCGTGAAAGATTCTGGAACGAAGAACGAATACGTCTTAATGAAGGCGGTGGCTGATGTAGATTTAGGCGACTACATCGTCACCGATACAACGTTCCGTAAAAACGGCGTTGTCTCGAACAAGGCCCGCCATGTTTATGAATTTAAAAAACAGGTAATCAAAAAGGATGAGTGGGTCGCTTTGTTCACTACGACAGGTACAGACAAGCCTGGAAAAAGTGCCGATAATAAGTTGGTAATGCATTACTTCTACTGGGGTTTAGATCACATGATCTGGAACGATACCGGCGACAAAGCGTGGCTGCTCTATGCACCAGCTGCGGAACGCCAGTCAAAAGTCGTAGCTCCAGCAAAATAGGCTTGAACTTGGCGAGTTTCGATTGAAGCGTTCCTCGCCTCCCACTGCACTCATCATGCAAAGACGAAATCAAGCGCCTTTGATGATCCTGTAAAACTGCGCTCGACCGATGTTGTATTCGAGCATCAGCTCGCGCCGATTACAGCCGTTGTATTTCGCCTTGATCGCCAGGGCGCGTGCTTCTACATCGGTCTCGGTCTTTTTGATGTAGACCTCCTGCCCTCCCCACTGCGTGCGCAGCAAAGCGTCGACCTGCCGTTGTTTCTCGGGCGTGAAGACAGCCAGGCCGAGCGTGGTCCCGACCAGGCTGAGGAAATACCCGACGATATCGTTGTGTTCATTGTGTGTCATCCAAACCCTCTACTCGACCAATCATCCGATGCGAAGGGATTTCCTCCGCTCCTGGGTGGCGGCGCCGGTGGCGCGGCCGTCTCTTGTTTCTGCTGCTGCGGCGCTTTCTCTGCAGGCCTGGCCGGTTCGGGCGCGGGCGCCGGCGCCGGCGGCGGAGCACTGAACAGATCGCCGATCACTGGCTGCACTTCCGCTTCCAAGATGTCCCACCACTTCGCCGTCTTTTCCCCAGCTCAAGGTGGGTCTCAAGCCAGACCGCATAGACCGTGCAGTCCCATGCTTCGACGCGCTTGCGCAGCGCCGTCCAGCGCGATTCCTTTCCGTTGGCGGTAACGCGCTCCACTCGTGCTTCGCCTGCCATTTGTGCAAAGTATTCATCGCTCGCATCCTTCGAAAAATGCATGTAGCCGGGACCGGGTTTGGTGATCTGCAGCCGGCCGTAGATCAGATCCTTGGCCAGGTTGGTGCCGACCTGCCAGAGGATCAGGCCGCGCTTCATGGTCTTGCCGCGCCAGTTAATCTCGACCTTCGACGCCCCATCCTTGATGTGCTTCTCGCGGCCAGATCGGCCGCGCACCGCGTAGACCTTCCGACCCAGAGCGGCCTGGGTGTGAACGAAGCTGTAGACGGCCTGCGTCTTGTGACCGCCCGAGTCGATTGCGGCGCTGTGGATCTTCAGCTTCCCGCCGCCGGCATGTTCGAACTCGGTCTCCCACAAGTACTCAGCTACGTCCTGCCACACCTGATCCTCGTCCGGATTGCCATAGAAAATCTTGTGGTCGATGTGCCATTTTTGGCAGCCGCGGCCGTAACCCCACACCGTGATCTCGACCCGGTTGTCTTGGGTATCGCCGCCGGCCAGCAGCCGGACGCACCCCATCGGGACGGTGCCGAATCTGTATCCGTCGGCGCGGTTTTTCAGCTGGTCGGCGTCGGTCTTCTCCTGCTCCAGCGCCCAGGTCTCCCCAAGCGTCGTGTTGGTAAAGGCCTTGAGCTTGGTGATGTCGCCGGCCTGCGCACGCTCGTACGCGTCGATGAATTCCTCGACCAGCTTCGACCACGCGACCAGCGGGCTGTACGCGGTCCAGACGTGAAACGCGACGTGCGGCAGCGGGGCAATCACGTCGCCGGCAGCATTGCGGAACACACCAGCGGCGTCGATCGTCACGCTGCCGTCGTCGTTCTGCCAACGCCCCTGGTCCGCCACCGCCAGGTACTGCGCCTGACTGATCATCGAGGTGCAATGCGGGCACACATGCCGCACGCTTTCCGGGTCATTCTTCAGCCACTTGAAACCTGTGGTCTGGTCCTTGCCGCCCCAAGCCAGCACGTGGAACTCGCCGCAGTCCGGGCACGGGACCGCATACTTGACGCGCAGGTCTGCAGCCTGCGAGCGCTCGTCGATCAGCGAGAAGCCGGCCAGGCCCGGAGTCGACCCGACCACCAGCTTCGGGAAGGTCGCGCCCTCGACCCGCTTTGCCGCCAGCGTGACCGGATCGCCCTCCTTCTCGACGTCTCGATCGAAGGCGTCCAGCTCGTCCAGGAGTGCGACGTCGACCGAGATCCGGCGGTAGGCGCGCGCAGCGGTGCCGCCGCGCGTATGCAGCAGGCAGCCCAGGAATTTCTTCTGCGCGAGTGTGTTGTCCTTGTGCCGGGAGATATGTGCCGGCATCGCCTTGCGCATCACCTTCACGTCGCGCAGCATGGTGTCGAGCTCGGTCTTCACGAACTCGTCGCTGTCGCCGTCGGTCGGCTGCCAGAGCGCCTGGTTGCGACGCTTGTGCTCGGCGAAGTAACCGACGGCCGCCAGCAGCATCTTCGTGTAGCCGACCCGGGCAGACTTCTTGAAGTCGACCTCGCTGATGTCGTCGTTACCGATGCATGCCAGGATCGCGCGCTGGAACGGCCACGGCACCCAGTTCTGCTCGACGTATGAACTTTCTTTCGACAGGTAGAAGTGCTCGCGTGCCCATTCCTCGAGCGTCATCGGAGGCGGCACGCCGAAGGTGCCCAGGCCACGGGTCACGGTCTTGGCCAGCTCGGGCGACGTCCAGTTGACGACGTCGTGCATGCTACCCATGGTCGATCTCTTCCTCGACGTCAGCGTCGTCGGCGCCGCCGTCCTCGTCCGGCTCGCGCAGATCATCGAGCGACATGCCGGCGACGATGTTGCGCACGCGCGCGACCTCGCCGGCGATGGTCTTGATTTCGTCTGCGGACAGCGACGGCACCCGGCGCTTCACGGCGCCGGGGATCGCCTCGAGGATGCCGGCGATTTTGCCGCCAGCTTTCGACAGCACTTCCTCAATCAGGACAACGGGCGCAAGTTCGCCGCGGGTTACAGCGTTCTGCATTTCGATCCGCTCGCGCTGGGCCTTGGCCAGGCCGGCACGCTCGGTGGCCAGGTCGAGGTCACCGTTGCTCGCGCGGCCGGCGGCCTGCTCGCGCAGATGCGAACAGTACGCCTGCAGCAGCTCGTGGCCTGTCATGCTCTTTTCGAGGATCTCGCGTCCGACCAGGTTGCCGATCGCCTGCTGGCTGACACCGACGAGCGAGCCGAAAGCCGCCTGTGTCATAGGCTTAGAAAGGTCAAGGTCCGACAATACAACCCCCTTAGGATGGGTATGTGACTAGAGAAAACACGGGGTTCGAATTACCCTTG